ACGAATCGGGTTTGGTTAACCATTCCGTTCCAATCTTACATGAATCTAGATCAGTTCGTCAAGGCTCTGCCAGATGGTCTTGTCTATGCACCGATATATGCCAAAGGCACTCGAATGCTCTCTGGCAAACCCGCTAAAGGCAAAAACCCTTTAGAGGCCAGCTACGAACAGAAGTTCGGACCTGCCGATGTAGCTCTCGCGATCAAGCGCAACCCTGATCTCAAAGCCGTCGGTGTCTTCACTGGTATCCGTGGAAATGGCATCGTTATCCTCGATGTTGACCGCAACCTCTCTAAATACCTGAAGGCTTGGGGCTCCTCTCTTGATGGCGCTCCAATAATTACTTCCACAAAGGCCAACGCAGCCAAGTACCTCTTCCGTGTCCCTGAAGAATTGTGGGCCGACGTAAAGGGTCATGGACTGCGTAAACAAGACGGTGGAGACTACGAAATCCTATGGGGTCGCCAAGGTGTCGTTTTTGGCGCTTACCCAGGCGGCAAGGTATCCAAAGCTGGTCAATATCTCTTAGACGGCAACCTCCATAACATCCCTACAGCTCCAGATTGGTTGCTAGCGGAGATGAAACAACCTCCCCGCACCATCAACAAGAAGGATCTGGACTTCAGTGACCGCACCCAGGATGAGATTCGACAGATCATCTTTGAATGCCTTTCGGTAATTTCGCCTCAAGGAAAAGGCACTCGTGATCATTGGGTAAAGATCGGAATGGCAATTCATTCTGCATTGCCTACCGATATGGGTCTTCACTTATGGTCTTCTTGGTCCTGCCAAGACCCTGATTACGCCTCTGAATGGAAAGACGCCAACCCCTGTGAAGAGGTCTGGTACTCCTTTAAAGGTAATGGTGTTGGCCTTGGCACCCTCATTTGGCTAGCAGACCGGGAGGACCCAAAGCGGAAACGATTTTCAGAGGACACCAAAAAAATCGTTCAATCTGCAGAAGCCAAAGTTGTAACAGAGATTCGACAAGCAACTCTAGATTTTGATGACGTCATTCGCCGCGCCAAAAAGATCCTTAAGCTGGATAATCCCGCTGAAGTCAATTACAAGCTCAACACCCTTGCCCTACAGGCTGGCTATCGCGATCAAACAGCTCTCGAAAAGTTGATTGTTGACCAGCTTTCATTTGAAGAGGCCAAGGACATTATGAGCATTCAAGAGTTGATGGAGACCGAAACAGAACGAGAATACCTCATTCCTGATATCTTGCCTCACCCTTCTGTCGTCTTGATATATGGCGCTGGTGGCGACGGTAAGTCCATGTCTGCTTGGGCTCTTGCCAAGCACATTGCAACAGGCAAACCCTTTGTCGTTCGTGGCAATCACGTCCCAGTGCAAAAAGGACCTGTTGTCTTGCTGAATGGTGATCAACCTCTCGTACAACTAAAAGAACAGCTGCAAGAGGTCGATTTTCCCATCACCAAAGACAGCATGATCCAAACGGACTGGCAGCTTCAACGCTATGCCCAGTTCATCAAGCTGATGAAAAAGCATAAGCCAAAGCTAGTGGTCATTGACTCGCTGATTGGTTGCTCTGGTGGTCGCGCTTTTGACGAGAACAAGTCTGACTTTGCGACTCCTCTCTACTGGCTAACCAAGAACAACGGCGTTCTCTTCCCTAAGGCCACCATCCTCATCGTTCACCACGCCAACAAAAACGGTGGTTTCAGAGGCACCTCAGCCATCCGTGATGCCGTTGATGAGACCTGGGCACTCCGTAAGCCCACTGACGAGGAGAGAGGGGTTGTAGGCGCTCACAGCCGCCTTATCACCATCGAGAAGTCACGCTCTGGTCGTATGGGCACTCAACTCGTGATGCAGATGCAAGACGACCTCTCGTTCACCATCTCTGACTTCACTCCTGAAATAGACGAAAACAACACGTCTCCTGCATCAGTCACTGATCGTGTTCTTCAGAAGCTGAGAATCGTCTACCCAGAGTCGCGCACCAAAGACGACTTGGTTTGCGACAAGCTGATTGACGGCAAACCCGCTGCAATCCAAAAGTCGCTCCAGAGACTTGAGAAGCGTGGCTTGGTTGTCTCAGACGTTCCAAAAACGTCTCAATTCAAGACTTGGAAGGCAGTTCTCGCACGCGGAGAGTTGAAAGAAGTGTCCACCGCTCCAATAAAACCAGTTGTGGAGCGGGATTTACCCCTGGACACTACCTCTGGACAATCAAAGGGTGTCCAGGGTCTGTTTGATGGAGCGGCTGAGATTGAACTGTCTAACGAAGAGGCTGGACACATCTAACCTGTCCACCCCCCGTGTCCAGGGTCTAATCCATTGCTATCACTAGCTTTTGGAGCGCCCTGGACACTCTGGACATCTATACGCGCGAGAGATGAATTGGGTAAAGATTTTGGAGCGTGGCAACGTTCCAGAACCTCCTGGCTATCGCGAGACTATTGAGCGCCTTAAAGCCAAGCCAGACAAACCGCGTGTTAAACCGTCTCAAAAGACTAAAAAGCGACCCAAGCGTAAGTAACATCCACACATGAAAAAAGTTGAAACCCTCCTTCCAGAAGAGCTAGCCGAAAGCCTTTCTGCTGAAGCCAAAGAAAAAGGCATTCACAGGTCAGAATTGATCCGTGAACGCCTCTCACAACCTTCCAATCACTTCGGACTCACCACTAGTGATTTTCATAAAGCTGTTACAAAAGTTCGTCGTCGATCCAGTTATGGTCTGGATAGGCAACAGGCTGAAAGCATTGTCGCCACTGTCTTTAACACACTCTTCAGCCCAGGGCATGACGACTAGAAGCGTTCATCTACACTACTGTCAGATCGATGATGAGCATTGCCCGTTGGCAATAACTCGCTTTACGACGTTTGATTTGGACGACAAACCTCTTGCTGTTGAGCAAGTCACTTATGAGTCCAATATTGATTACATGGAGCGACAAGTTATTAATGCATTGCGTTGCGACGTTGAGGTCAGCATCCTTACGTCAACGCCAATTCATGAGTTCAAAAAGCTGCATCACATTTTTCGGTCTTAAGGCAATCAGTTTTGCGAAGACGCCAGCCACATGAGACGCTGCAAGTCTTTGTATAACCAGCTTTGAGGTTGGCAACGCGAAAACTTTTACGAGTTCCGCACACCATGCAAGTGGCCTCAACTCGATCTTCACCAGAGTCGTCTTTGTAGCATGTACCGTCAACAATTTTTAAGGCAGTGAACTGCTGACCATCTAAAGAATGCGCTCTTATCTTGGCTTGATTGCGTTTTAAAAAGCCACGTAGATCAACATCATCTATTTTTGCGATTTTACGGATCATTTCTTCGCGGACGTAATGAAGGCAAGCTGCGTTGCTTAAGTTGGCCTCTTCCCCATCAATGATGAGTTTCAAGGCTTGCCGTGCCCGATCACGTTTTGAAGGCACCAAAACATCTTTGGCGTTCCAACGGGCCAAAAGTTGTTCGATACACTGCCTGCTGCAGTCAAAACGATCAGCGATAGCCTGGTAAGTCGCTCCACGCTGCCTGTCAAGGATGATGGAGTCTTTGAAGTCGGAGATGCTCATGCTTTAAAAGGTAGCATACCGGCAAGAGGATGTCAACACTCTTTAGGTTCATCCTGAGTCGCACGCGCTAACGTTCCATCAATCCTTTGCTGGCGCGATGAAGTATGCCGCAACTGAAATCGGGGCGTCAAATCGTTATGGATCGTCTCAACAAGGCGATTCAACTCGCTACCACAGCTGACCTTCAAAGGGCAGCAATATTTCTGGAAGGGGCAAGAGAAGTCAGAAAAGGCTCTCGCCGTCAACGCGCCAACGCACGCTCTGCTCAGGCAACTGCGTGGAAGAAAAAAGTTGACGACTCGATAACATGGTAACATTCGTCTAGTATTTTAAAGCCGATGGCTACAAAGCACGGCAACCGGGTATATATCCAAGTTCTGCTTGAGCCCTATCGCGGTGAACTTTTTATGAAAGAAGCCGATGCTCAAGGCATCAAGCCATCAGCCTTAATCCGTCAGTTGGTCTACAACTACCTCGCAGAGAACACTGAAGAACAGACTTACTGCGAGGCTTTAGTCAACGACAAGCAAAAGTGGCAAGACGCTGTAGATGCCAGGCTTGAGGGCAGAGCAAGGAATCGTCGCTCCAAAACGTCTTAGTCAGAGCAAAGCATCGACGCATCCAATTCACCGATGTGACCCACTGCTTGTTTAAGCAGCTTGGCTTGATGCCAATTGGCCCGCACCAATGACACGCACAAAGCTTTGAGCGCGTCTTCATCCGTGCAACCTTGCACGTCTCGGACGTTTTGTTCCAATTCCCACTCCTCTTCAAGGCTTTGGTGGATAATCATCCAGTCAGCCCAGCCCATTGGATTGTTACATAGTGTACTTTCCAGATGGTAAGCACTGTTTTTCTGAATGTCGATTACTCATTGACCAAAATCACCCAACCCGTACCTGGACCTTCAGCTTGCCAACGCTGGTAAAACACTGCTTGCCTTACGCGGACATTACGCCCTAAATGCGGATTGCTATGCCCACCTTTTTCCATTTCGGGGTAGCCACGGGGGTCTTGAACGATCCATTCCGGATCATTGCTGTTCTTACCTGCATACCCACTTATCACTATCCAGTGACCCGAATTGAGGCCATTAGCCATTGGCGGATTACCACGTAGCATGTTGCCCTCATGCAAATAACCGACAAGGACAGGTCGACCGTTTTCGACCTCTAGCTCCACCATGTCGGCGTCACCGTCTTTGCGAAACTCAGCCTCTAAGCCAAGACTTCGTAGGGCTGCTAGTTGCGCTTCTACTGACGTGGTGTCCCCAAACTGAGCACGGATTTCGTTGTACTCATCATCCGTTTTAACCCGACGATAAAAAGCTGCCACCATCGCTGCTGCACTTGAAAAACACTCCCTGATACCCGTGCCTGTCTTGTTATCAAGCTGCCTGAAGTAAGGCATGTAGATCTGCTGGTCATATCCGCTTTCCTTCCAAGCCTGAAACCAGTCTGTGTCCTCCTCCAATAACTCCTTTGACACTGACTCCTCAAGCTCCTTAATCGCAGCCAGCTGGTGGGGCGTACCACGGAAGAACTGAAAAAACGGCAAGAGACTTAATGGCACTATCAACACGCTCGGGTTTGTTCTGATAATGCCTCGCGGCAGCTGTTTTCGCCAACGTTGTACCCTCCGATAAAAATTAAAACGCTGCTGTATAGCAAAAGCATGACAGCGGCGCCTGCGACGAACCAACCAGCTGCAAACAGAACCGATGGTTTCACTTTTCCACACGTGGTCCAATCAAGTTCTTTTCCACATAATCGCAAACCTGATCGTCAATCGTGTTGTCTGTGGTCTTCGCGTAGGCACGCAGTAGATCCAAAACCAGCCTTTTGACTGAATCAGATTTCAAGAAAGCCATCAGGATTGGCTTGATGATCAGAATCATTGCCTTAACTCGTTACCCTGTAACAGTAGCTCCGCTGTGCTATGGCTTCAAATTCAGAGGACAACCAAGAAAAGGAAGGCGTCAGCGTTGCTGATGTCGTCAAATGCGCGGTTTT